GTTCTCGACGAAACGGACTATGTGCGGACGCCGGGTACGTTCACATGGTTCGAGAAACCGATGTGGCGCTATCTGGCGCTGGAAGACGGGCGCTATGTCGTCCGGCTCTACGATTTCGAGAACGCTGACGGCGGTGATCCTATCGAGCCTCGCGCAACCGGCGGCAGGCCGATGGAAGAAATCCCGTTCGTCATCGCCAATGCGCGCGATTTGCGCATGGAACCAGAGAGCCCGCCGCTGCTAGGCGTCGCTCGGTCGGCCAGGAACATCTATCAACTATCGGCCGACTATCGCTGGCAGTTGTTCATGACCGGGCAGGAAACGCTTTTTGTCTTGAACGTTCCGGACGACCAGAAGCCCGCGATGGTGGGCGCTGGTGTGATCGTCACGCTTCAGGGCGGCGACGGGCTGGCCCCGGATGCGAAATACGTCGGCCCGGCCGGCACGGGCATTGACGCGCACCGAACTGCGATCAACGACGAAAAGGCCGCGGCTGTCGCTGCTGGCGCCAAGCTTTTCGAGACCGGCGGCAGCGGCAACGAAAGCGGCGAGGCTCTGAGGCTGCGCTATTCGGCCGAGACGGCTACGCTCACGACCATTGCGCAGACGAGTGCCGCGGCCTTGGAGCGAGCCCTGCGCTACGTGGCGACGATGATGGGGCTCAACCCTGACGATGTGGTGGTCAAGCCGAACCTGCAATTCGTCGATACGAAGATGACACCGGCCGAAGCCGAAAGCCTTGTGCGCGTGTGGCAGGAGGGCGCGATCAGCTACCAGACGCTTTACGAGAACTTGCAGGCCGGCGAAATTGCCAGTGCCGAACGCGATTTCGAGCAAGAGATGCGGCTCATCGACGATGAGCCCGAGCGTGGCCCTGAGCCGGAAGAGGCCGGGATCATGTTGGCGCAACCGGCCGGCGATGCCGCGCCGCAACAGGAGATGGACGGCGATGCCGTTGAAGGCAGTAATTGAGGATATCGACGAGCTGGATGAGCCCCTGCGGGCGCTTTACGTCGAACAAGATGGCAAGTTCGTTCTCGATGTCGACGAGACGGTCGAGGAACTGCCGCGCATCAGCAACTTGCGCAATGCGTACAAGCGCGAGCAGGAGGCTCGCAAGGGTGCATCCGAGAAGCTGAAGAAGCTCGAAGCTCGCGTCGCCTCTCTCCCCGAAGACTTTGACCCGACCGAGATCGCGGCGCTGCGCGAGCAGGCGGCAAAGGCAGGCGGCGACGGCAAGGCGGCTCAGGAACACGCGGCGAAAATCCGCGAACAGCTCGAAAAGCGGTTCATGGCCGACCTCGAGGCCGAGCGGCAGAAGAGCGGCCAGTTGATGACGCGCCTCGAGCGCATGATCGTCGACGGCGGGCTCGACAAGGCGATGGATGCCGCCGGGATTTCGCCGAAGTTCAAGGCGGCGGCCAGGGCGCTTTTGAAGGAGCGGGGCATCGTCAAGCTTTCCGACGACCGCGACGAGGCCATGGTTGAGACCGACATGGGGCCGACCCCGGTCTTGCAGTTCGTTCGCGATTGGGCCGCATCCGACGAGGGGCGCCCGTTCGTCGAGGCGCCTGTCGGTGCCGGTGCCAATGGCGCAAGTCGGGGCAAGTTCGGCGAGCCGAACCCCTACACCAAGGCGCACTGGAACAAGACGGCTCAGGCTCAAATGCTTCGTGGTGACCGCGCGAAAGCCGAAAGGCTTGCAAGAGCGGCCGGTTTCGCCAATATTGAGGCTGCGAATAGGGCGCGCGAAGCCCTTTCTTGACGGCGGCGATGCTGCCAGCACTTGACTAGCCGGCGATGCCGGAACGACCGCTACAGCCGTGCCGATGGCCGTCTGTTTTCATCCGTGAAACCAGCCAGCTAGAGGATACAAATCATGGCTGCCAGCGTTCTAACCGATGTGGTCGTGCCGGAAGTCTGGCGCGATTACATGATTGAGCGGACGGCCGAGAAGTCCGACTTCTTCCAGTCCGGCATCGTCGCGACCGTTCCCGAGCTGAACCTCGCCGGTTCCGGTGGCAAGGAAGTCCAGATGCCGTTCTGGCAGGATTTGGCCGGCGACGACCAGATCTTGACCACGGGCGCGGACTTGACCGTTACCGCGTTCACCGCCGAGCAGGACATCGCTGTGCTGAACGGCCGCGCGCTGGTCTACGGCATCAAGGATCTGGCCGCCGTCCTGGCCGGTGACGATCCGCTCGACAGCCTCGCCAATCTCTACGCCGACAAGTGGGCGCGGCGCTGGCAGTCGTGCCTGATCTCGACGATCAATGGCGCCATGGGCTCGCTGGCCGCCGAAAGCCCGGCGGTCAACACCCTCGACATCTCGGCGCTCTCCGGTGCCGCTGCGGTGTTCGACGGCGAGGCGTTCATCGACGCGCTCGGCGAGCTTGGTGATCAGGAGACCCGCTTGACGGCGGTTGCCGTCCATTCGGCGACTTACCGCCTGATGAAGAAGCAGGATCTGATCGAGTTCATCCGCGACAGCCAGGGCCAGGAAATTCCGACCTATATGGGCAAGCGGGTGATCGTCGACGACGGCATGCCGGTCTCGAACGGGGTCTATACCACCTACCTGTTCGGCCCCGGCGCCATCGGCTATGGCGAGGGTACGCCAAAGGTGCCGGTCGAGACCGAGCGCAATGCTCTGATCGGCGGCGGCGAGGAGTATCTCGTCAGCCGGCGCCACTTCGTGCTCCACCCTCGCGGCGTCAAGTGGGTCGGCACGCCGTCCGCCAACACGCCGACCAACGCCGAGCTGGCGAACGTCGCGAACTGGACGCGGGTCTACGAGGCGCAGAATGTGCGCATCGTTCGCTTCGTCCACCGTGTTGCGGCGGCCTGATGAAGAGGGGCGGGGCTTCGGCCTCGCCCCAATCCGCGTTGAAGGGCTTGGCATGAAGCGGCGACGTTCGCGATTGCGGCACCAAGAGGCAGATCCGGCCGCGCGCGATGCGCGCGAGCGGGTGCGGGCAGAACGCGAACGGTTCTATGCCCAGCGCCGCGGCGAGATTGAGCCTGAGCCAAAGCCGGTCGAGGCAACGCCAGTAGAGACAGCGCCTGCGACCGCGCCATTCAGCGCCGACGTTCCGGCAGAATGGCGCGAGCTTCACTGGAAAAAGCGCGTCGCCATCGCCAAGCAGCTTTATCCAGGCTTTCAGTTCGTCAACGGCAATGATGCCGACGCCGCGATCCGGCGCTATCTCGGGAGCGAGGAATGACCGTTCAAATCGCGATCGGCCGGTCGTCCGGCAAGTCGGCTTCGCTCAAATCCGGCCTTCAGATCATGGATGCCGCTCCGTATTGGTCGGAAACGATCACGGCCAGCGGCTCGTCGCAGGCGACCACGAACGCGGCGCCTGATCGCGGCGAGTACTCGCTTGTGTGGGATGTGTGGAACGGCGGCGACGCGGCGGTTTGGCTGACGTTCGGAGCGACGCCGACAGCGGCAGCCGGAACAACGTGGCTTGTTCCCGCCGGTCAGGGCCGCGCGTTCCTGGCAAAGCCGGGCCAGAAAGCCGCCGTCGTCAATGCCTAGCCCAAATCCCGAGTTCTACGGCTCCGTGGCGGGCGCGACTGCCTACCACACGTCGCGCGGCAATACGGGATGGCTGGACAGCCCCGAAGACGCCGCAGAGGCGGCATTGATCCGCGCGAGCGTCTGGCTGGACGGCACTTATGGCCACCGCTGGTCGGGCACGATGACGGACGGCGAGCAATACCTTGCCTGGCCCCGCACCGACGCCACGACCTACGAGGGGTTCGCCATCGCCGATGACGTGGTGCCGCGCTCGGTCGAGCATGCGACCTACGAGGCGGCCTTGCGCGAGCTCGCGACACCCGGCAGCCTGTCGCCGGACTTCACGCCATCGCAGGGCGTCAAGAGCGAGACGGTCGGGCCGATCAGCATCACCTATCGCGACGGCATGGGCCGCGAGTTCAGGCCGATTGCAAGCGTGGTGGACGACCTCCTGGCGCCGCTGATCGGCCGGCGGTCAAGCGCCGGCTCGTCGTTCGTGCTGCGGGCCTGATGCTCATCTCCGAGAACTATCGGCGCTTGAACGCCGATCTTCACACCAGAACCGTCTTCGGCCAGCGCGGCGAGCGCCATGCGCCGGTCGTGCGGGATCTGCTCAAGGAACACGGCGCGCGGACGGTCCTCGATTACGGATGCGGACGGGCCACGCTGTCGGCAGCTCTGCCAAGTGTCGATACCTGGAATTACGACCCGGCGATCGAGCGCCACGCCTCGCCGCCGCCACCGTGCGATATCGTCGTCTGCACGGACGTGCTCGAGCATATCGAGCCCGAGTGCCTGCAGTCGGTGCTCGAGCATCTGCGGGCCTTGACGCGCGTGGTCGCGCATATCGTTATCGCGATCAAGCCGGACGGCTCCAAGAAGCTTAGGGATGGTCGAGACCCGCACTTGATTGTCAAGCCGCCGGACTGGTGGCGGGCCAAGCTCGAGGAGCATTTCGGGCTGGTGCGCTGTGTCAACGTCACCAACCGAGACGCCACGTTCCGTGCCTTCCCCGCTGCATAGGGCGCCGCGCGACTGGCCAGGTGAGCCGGTCGTCATCGTGGCCAGCGGCCCTAGCACCGATCTTGTCGATCTTCGCCTTATCAATGGGCTTCGCTGCATTGCGGTATCGCACGGTTGCCGCGCGGTCCCGGATGCCGACTTGTTACTGTTCGGCGGCCACTCGTTTGTTCGCAACGGCGCGTGGAGGCCCTTCAATGGCTCGCTGATCGTCCAGGGCAACCCGCCTATGGCCGGCATGGCGCTCGACGGTCGCATGGTCCATATGCGGCGGGCGGGCGCGTTCGGGCTGACCGAAGATCCGACCAAGCTCGCCGGCAGCGAAAGCAGCGTGATGCTGGCCATCAACTATGCGGTTCATCGGGGCGTTTCGCGGATCATCCTGCTTGGCTGCGACGGCAAGCCAGGGCCATCAGGCGAGCGGCGCATCGGCAGCCCGGAGACGGACACGCGCGACGCCTTGAGGCGCTACGTCGATCAAGAGCGGGCCATGCGGTCACAGATCAAGCCGCTGGCTGATCTTGGGGTTTCGATCGTCAACTGCTCGCCGGAAAGCGCGCTAGGCTGCTATCCGCGAGCCGACCTAGAGGATGCCATTGCGGCGCTATGATGACATTCATCGCGTTCAAGTGGCGCCAAGACGGCTACCCGGTCACCTACACGGCCGCGCACGCGAACGGCTGGGCACGCGCCATGCGGCACTATTACCGAGGCCCGGCGCGTTTCGTCGTCGTGACCGACGATGCCACCGGCATAGATGGCGCTGAAGTCATACCGCTTTGGCGCGATCACGACGGCCTCGGCAATCCGCACGGGCGCGCGTTCCCGAGCTGCTATCGCCGGCTTAGGCTCTTTGCGCGGGACGCCGAAAGCCTCGTCGGCGCCGGACGCTTCGTGGTGTGCGATCTGGACGCCATGCCGATGCAGGACATCACGCCGCTGTTCGAGCGTGCCGAGGATTTCGTCATCTGGCGCGACCCGATGGCGCCGCGGCAGCCATACAACGGCGGCTTGTGGATGCTGACGGCCGGCACGCGGCCCGAAGTCTGGGAGCGCTTCGAGGGCGAAGCGAGCATTGCCGCTGCCAGGAGAGGCGGCAAGGTCGGCAGCGATCAGGCATGGATCGCGCATTGCCTCGGCGGCAAGCAAGCGGTGTGGACGCGCGAGGATGGCGTGCTGAGCTTCAAGCGCGACGTGATGGCGCGCAAGGTCAATCCGCTTGCCGGGCGCCTCGTCATGTTCCACGGTCACCAGTACAAGCCTTGGACGATTGGAGCCGACTGGTGCGAGCGCTGGTATTAGGCGGCGCCGGCTGCGTCTGGCGTGACGTGGAAGCCGCGCTCGAGCTTGGCGAGTACGACGCGGTGATCGCCTGCAATGATGCGGGCGCTCACTGGCCCGGTCGGTTGAATCATTGGGCGTCGCTGCACCCGGACCGATTGGCGGGCTGGGAGGGCTGGCGACGGCAACGCGGGCTTCCTGGCGGGTGGACGACATGGGGCCACCGCGCGCACGCCAATGTCATGAAGTGGACTCCGGACTGGGGCGGATCGTCCGGGCTTCTGGCGACGAAGGTCGCGATCGAGATCGGCGCCACACGCATCGTGCTTTGCGGCGTGCCTATCTCGGGCGACCTGGGGCACTTCGTTCGCAATGCGCCGTGGCAGGCGGCCAAGGGCTTTCAGCGCGGGTGGCTGCGGAACAAGGCGGCGCTAGGCAATGTGCGATCCATGTCGGGTTGGACGCGCGAGCTTTTGGGGGCGCCGGATGAAGGGTGGTTGACAGCGGCTCTTTAGACTTATAGTTTTTCGCTCGCAGGCCGAAACGGTGTTGGTAGCACCGCCGGCCCTAACCTCTAGCGTGATTGGAGCACGCCATGGCTGCAAAGCAGCATACCGAAACCCATGTCGTTATCAAGGCGCCGAAAATCCGCACGGTGCGGCTGCACCTCGTCGGCACGGCGCCTTATGTCCAGGCGCGTTTCAGCGCAAAGGCCATGGCCATGATGGCCGCAAAGCAGATGGCCGGCAGCACCGCGCGGGGCAAGAAGGTTCACGAGGCGCGCGACTTCGACGACGACTATGAGCAGGCCAAGCACGTTTCGACGGATGGATGGCTCGGCATTCCGGCCGGCGCATTCCGCGCGGCTGCGATCAGCGCGTGCCGTCTGGTGGGCTTCAAGATGACGCTTGCCAAGCTGTCGGTTTTCGTGAAGGCCGATGGCATCGACCGCGTGGACGGGGTGCCGCTGGTCAAGATCGAGGGCGAGCCCGAGCCGATGCGGATGCACACGCGCAACGCGACGGGCGTCGCCGATCTCCGCGTGCGGCCGATGTGGCGCGAGTGGGGCTGTCAGCTTCGCGTCAGCTACGATGCCGAGCAGTTCGGCCCGGACGATGTGGTCAATCTGTTTTCGCGCGTTGGCCTGCAGGTCGGTGTCGGCGAGGGCAGGCCGGACAGCCGGGCCAGCGCCGGGCTCGGCTGGGGCACGTTCGAGATTGCGGAGGTCGGGAATGAGTAACCGCCGCGTGCGTCAAGTCCGCGCGGAAATCGAGAAGATCGCCGCCGCAAACGATGGCGTGATCACTCCCGAGATGATCGTGGCCTATGCCCGCGACAATCCGTTGTCGGCGCTGCATCGCATTATCGAATGGAACGACACCAAGGCTGCGGAGCAGTGGCGGCTTTCGCAGGCCGCGATGCTCATCCGCAAGTACGTCATCAAGGTTGAAGGTGACGACGGCGAGACGATCAAGATTCGGGGGTTCGTGTCGCTGCCTTCGGATCGCGGGGCGGAGGGCACTTATCGATCGACGCTCCGCGTATTGAGCGACGAGGAGCAAACCGCCGAGTTGATCGCCACGGCACTCGTGGAACTGAACAGCTTTCGCACCAAGTACGCGGCGATCCGCAAGGCGGCTCGTATGGCGCCCGTGTTCGAGGCGATCGACGAGGCCCTGGCCGGCTAGGCTGAGCTAGGCTGGGCTCGGCTAGCCCCGGTGCGGCGAGGCAGGCGAGGCCGGGCATGGCGAGGCTGAGCATGGTCCGGCACGGCGAGGCAGGCGAGGCCCGGCTGGGACCGGAGAGGCAGGGCTTGGCAAGGCAGGCAAGGCTAGGCTTGGATTGGTAAGGACAGGCCGGGAGTGGCAAGGCAGGCAAGGCGCGGCTTGGCGCGGCACGGCGAGGCTTGGCCGGGCACCGCAGGCTAGGCGTGGCTAGGTAGGGCAAGGCAGGCATGGCAAGGCAGGCTGGGCACGGTGCGGTGCGGCAAGGCGTGGCGCGGCAGCGCATCCAAGCAAGGCGGGGCAGTCTATCGCCCCGCCTTTCGCTTTCACAGCCGCCGCGCTACAATGCGGCAGGCGCAACCGGAGATCAATGATGTTGATGAGCGGTGAAACCGAGGCGTTGATCACGATCCTCGTCCTCTACATGGTCCCGGCCATCGTCGCCTATCTGCGGCGCCATCGGTCGGCGCATGCTATCCTGTTCGTGACGCTGGCACTTGGCTGGACCGGCTTTGGGTGGCTGTGGGCTGCCATCTGGTCGCTCACCGGCAACGTGCGCCGGCAGGAGGCGAGGGCTTGACCGCGTTCGACTACTCGGGGCTACGCGCGACCGCCGAGCGGCTGATCATCCGCTTCGGCCGAGCCGCGACGCTGGTCAAGCTCACGCCTGGTAGCGGCTATGATCCAGGCGAGCCCAGCGAGGCCAGCACGTCGGTAATGGTGGTGGCGGACAACTACAGCCAACGCGAGCGCGACGGGACGCTCGTCGAGCAGAACGACCGGCGATACTACATGGTCTCGACGACGGTCCCGGAGAGCCAGGACGTGATCCTCGATGGCGCCGAGCGACTGACGATCATCAACGTCGAAGTCATTCGGCCTGGGGCGACAGCGGTGCTGTACGTGTTGCAGGTGCGCGCCTAGCCATGCCTTCAGCCAGCCGCCGCCAGCGCAGCCAGATCCTCGATCTGCTCAAGCGCTTTGAGCCGGAGCTCGCGCGGGCGTTCGCCGAGAGTGTTGCCGACTTGCGGGCTGGCGTTGACATCGCGGCGCTTGAACGGGCGCTGGCGGCCGGCAATCTTGAGGCGGCAATCCAGGCGCTACGTCTTGACACGGCTGCGTTCCTGCGGCTGGAAACCGCGCTTGCCGCGAACTACTCGGCGGTAGGAACCGCCACGGCAGCGAGCATCAGCGCGCTACGCAACCCGGCGACGGGCGCGCGGTTGTTCGTGCGGTTCGATCTGCGCAACCCCAGGGCCGAGGCTTGGCTGCGCGAACACTCGTCACGGCGCATCGTCGAGATTGTGGCCGATCAGCGTGAAGCCGTGCGCGTGATCGCCGAAGCTGGCGTGCGCTTGGGCGACAATCCTCGACGGACGGCGCTCGACATCGTGGGGCGGATCAACCGCGTGACGGGGCGGCGCGAGGGCGGCGTCATCGGGCTCACGAGCACACAAGCGCAATGGGTGGCCAACGCGCGCGAGGAGCTGGCCAGCGATGACCCTGCGCTGCTCCGGCGCTACCTGGGCCGCGAACGCCGCGACAAGCGTTTCGACCGGGCGATCCTGCGCGCGATCCGCGATGGCGAGCCGCTGCCGGCCGATACTATCCGCCGCGCTACCGAGCGCTACAGCGATCGGATGCTACAGCTACGGGGCGAGACCGTGGCGCGTACTGAGGCGTTGTCCGGGCTGAACGCCGCTCGAGACGAGGCATTTCGTCAGGCGGTCGATAGCGGGCAGATCAGCCGCCAGCAGGTGACGAAGGTGTGGAACGCCACGGGGGACAGCCGGACGCGGGACAGTCACGAAGCCATGGACGGCCAGGAAGTGCCGCTCGACCAGCCCTTCGAGACGCCGGACGGGTATCGGTTGATGTATCCGACCGATAGCAGTTTGGGGGCGCCGGCAGAGGAGACCATCCAATGCCGGTGCTGGTTGGAGCAGCGCGTTGACTTCTTCGCGGGCGTGACATGACCAAAAGCTTTCAGGCTCAAATCGACGAATGGGTTGCCGCGACCAAGGAGCGGACAACGGCGGTCTTCCGCGAGAGCTGCCAGCGGCTCGTGACCGAGATGCAGAAGCCCACGGCGCGCGGCGGCAACATGCCCGTGGACACCGGCTTTCTTCGCAACAGCCTGCTCGGCTCTACGTCGTCTGTGCCACAAATGCGCGACCAGGGCACGGCTACGGCTGATCAGGTAGTACTCACGATCGCCAGCCTGGACCTAGGCGACACGCTCTATGTCGGCTACACGGCCAACTATGCGCGGCACCGGCACTATATGAACACGGCCAAGCCCGGCGGCATGTGGCGGGATCTGGCGGCGCAGCGCTGGCAGACGATCGTGAATGGTGCGGCGCGCGATCTGCAAAAGAGGGTGCTGGGATGAAGGCGGCCATTGTCGAAAGGTGTGCGGAGCTGCTGCCCAAGCTCGAGGCGGCTGCGGCCGAGGCCGAGCACTTTGTCCAGCCGCTTATGGCTGCCCGTGAGTTGTGCGCGGCCGACTTCGCGAGCGAGGCTCTGCAAATGCAGGCGGCCATGACGCTTGGCTTTATCGCGGCCATGTTGGAGATGCTGGGATGAGCACGGCAGCGATCGTATCGGCAATCTTCGAGCACGCCGAGGATATGGCGATCGGTTCGCCTGTCCTGCCCGTGTTTTTCGAGGGGATCGCGGTAAAGCCGCCGGTCAGAACAAAGTACCTATGGGTGAGCCTGGCGCCGAATGAGACCGAGCGGCTGGCTATCGGCTTCGACGGCGTTCGCGTCCACCAGGGTATCATCCTGATAAACTTGTTTTGGATCAATGGTGCCGGGCTGGTCGAACCATATGAGGCGGCTGATCAGGTGCGGGCGCATTGGGTCGACGGCACGCGCCTCGAGGGCGGTGGCACGCGCGTCGAGATCAACCGCCCGCCATCTGTGCGTTCTGCGGTGCAGGAAGGCGCCAAGATGTTCATCCCGATCGTGGTCGAGTATCGTTCAACGACGCTCCCCGCAGTCTGGAATGACCCAGCAATCTGGAACGAATGACGTGCCGCAGATCACGATCGAGAACCTTCAGCCGCTATCGACGATCCGCGCGTCGCTCAATACGATGTTCGATGAGCTGTACGGTGACACGCGACGCGACCTTGTCATCGTCCGTTCCGCCGACGATCTGCCGGCCCCGTCCGGCGGCGTTCACCAGCTTGCCAACAACACCTATTACGAATTCGAGGGCACGGTCACGCTCGCGAATTCGCTGCGCTACGGCACCAACAGCTTTGTAGCTGGGCGGCATTGGGGCGCTGACGTGCTGGTCTACACCGGGGCGGGCGCTGCTCTGGTGGCCGAGAACGTGGCGTTCAACCTGCGGTTCATGACGGTCGTCGCGCCGAACGGTGCGGCGCTTGATCTGTCAGCCGGCAGCTCGACCGAGTTCCTGGCGTTCCTGGCGGCTTTCGTCGGGTGTGCGTCGCTCGGCACGATAGCCGGCTACCGCGTGCCATCCCTCAAATCGCTCGCGTTCGACAGCTACGGCGCCGGGCTGGTGTTCACCGGCACGAGCGAGAAAGTCTTGATCGACGGCTGTCCGTTTCGGGACGGCGCCGAGAACAGCACGGCGATCCATTTCGACGATGATTTCGAGACCGGCGCCGTCGACATCACAGGCAACTACTTCAAGGACACGAGCGCAACCGAGATGGCCGTTTCCGTTGACGCGGGCGCCGTCATCAGCGGCTTTGCCCTGTTCCGCGGCAATCTCCTGGAAGGCGGCATCGAGGCGCTATCCGGCTTCGGCCCGTCGTCGCTCGGCTGGGATTTCGCCGGCAACAGCGGCGTTCGGGATAGCCGCATCGTCGGCGAGCTGACGATGGACGAGAACGCCACCGCCACGGCGTTGACGCAGAACGTGTGGACGAAGGTCGCGGGCGCTACCGATGGCGGCATCCTCGAGCGGTTCGAGGCGGATACCGACAACCGCTTGACCTATATCGGACCGCGCCCGATCGAGGTCATGGTAACGGCGGTTGGTACAATTCTCGGTTCGGCCAACGGCCAGCTTATCGAGAAAGCCATCTATCGCAACGGCACGACGCAGGTGACCGTGCCGATGACTTCGGCGCTGACAGGGCCGGCAAGCTCGCGCAGCGACACGATCAGCGTGGTCGGGCTCGTGCTCATGGAGCCGGGCGATTACGTCGAGCTTTGGATGCGCTGCACCAGCGGCAGCAACAACGCCACGGTCCAGTCGCTTCAGATGGTGGTGAGCGGGTAGCTTCGGGGCTTGAAGTGGCGCTAGTCTCGCCGTAAGATACGCGCGGCTAGCCCGCTGTGACCCTTGGGCAAGGTCGAATTTGGTGCATCGCCGTGACGGCCGATGCGTCCCTGAGATGGAGCCCGCACCATGGCCGTGAACACAACCGCCGGCACGCTTATCTACATCGGCACCGAGGGCTTCGTGCCTTCGCCGGACAACGACGCCAGCGCTTACGAGGCCGACACCTATGCCCTCATCGGCGAGGTCGAGACGATCGGCGAGTACGGCGACGAGGCGAACAACGTCGAGTTCCTGAGCATTGGTGACGCTCGAGTGCGCAACCTCAAGGGCGCCAGGAACGCGGGCGCGGTCTCGATTACCTGCGGCAACGACACCAACGACGCCGGACAGGCGGCTTTCATCGCCGCTGTGGACAGCAACCTCAATTACCCGTTCAAGGTCGTCTACAACGACAAGGCAACCTCGATGGGTGCCGGGTCGGTCGACTACTTTCGCGGGCTGGCCATGAGCCGCCGGAAGAACCCGGCGGGCGCCGATGACGTGACACGCATCACGTTCAATGTCGGCATCAACACGCCGATTACCTCGGTGGCGGCTACCTGATCATGGACTTCGGCCAGATCGACATTGCCGAGCGCGCGGTCATGCACGTCCGGGACATCAACGGGCGCCCGGCCTATCAGGAGGACGGCTCGCCGATCACGATCACGCTGCTCTCGGACGATGCCGAGGTGTTGCAGCGCCAGGCTCGCGCGGCGATCAATCGGAGGCTGTCCAATCCCTCCAAGATGCGCGTGCGCGTCGAGGACTTGGAGGAGGAAGCGCTCGACAAGCTGGCCGTGGCAACCGTCGCGTGGTCCGGCATCAAGCGCAATGGCGAGCCCGTCGCGTGCGACTTTCAGGAGGTGCGCAAGCTCTATGCCGAGCACCGCTGGCTGCGTGAGCAGGTCGACAGCTTCGTCGGTGAGCGGGCAAATTTTCTGACGAGCTCGCAGAGCAGCTAATGGCCCACGCCGAGGCAGTGATCAGCGGGCGCGGCGAGCCGTCCGACTTGCCTTGGCAGCTAGAGCACGTCTGGCGCTGGTTCGGCGAGCTGTGCGCTGGCCGCAAGGGCCTTGAGCCGCTGGGCTATCTCGACATTGACGCATGGTCACGTCTCACGGGCGCGCTGATCCGACCGGCAGAAGTCCATCTGATCAAGGCTATCGACGGCGCTTGGCTTAAGATCATGGCCAAGAAGGCCGCCAAGCAAGACCCCGAAGTCCGCGAGGTGCGCGGCACCGATGCAGCCGGCATCAAGTCCGTACTGAGGCGGGCAGCCAGATGACGGACGTTGCGGCGCTTGGTATCTCGGTAGACAGCAAGCAGGCGGCGCGGGCGTCGACCGATCTTGACCGCTTGTCAGCCAGCGCGGCAAAGGCCGAGACGAGCACCGAGCGGCTGGCGCGCGAATCCGACAAGGCGAGCGCCGCTCAGGCTCGACACAATGCCGTCATGGCAGCGGCCAACAGGCAGCTAACCGCGCTTGGTGCGGGCATCCGGTCGTTCGCTTCATCGGCGCTAACGCAGCTTGCGGCTACGGTGGCGGCGGGCGCCGGGCTTTCGGCGATGATTGCCTCGGCCCGCGATTTCGACGCCGCCTTTTCCGAACTGTCGACGCTGCTGTCCGACAATGCCGATGAGCTTCAGCGCTTCGAGAATGCCGCGCGGTCCATGGCGCGTGAGTTCGGGGGCTCGGCGTCGGCTCAGGTTCGCGGCTTTTATCAGGCAGTTTCGGCGGGCGCAGGCACGGCGGCGCAGGCAACGGCCATTCTCGACGCGGCCAACCGGACGGCTATCGGCGGCGTGACGAGCGTGGGCGTCGCGGTAGACGGCCTGACCACTGCCGTAAATGCCTATTCACGCCAGGGCCTTACGGCAGCCGATGCCTCGGACGCGCTTTTCGTCGGCATGCGCGCGGGCAAGACGACAATCGACGAGCTGGCAGCATCACTCGGCCAGGTAATCCCGATCGCTGCCAGCATGGGCGTAAGCTTTGACGAGGTGGTGGCGTCGGTCTCGGCGCTGACCACTCAAGGGCAGAGCACCGCTCAGGCGGTCACGGGGGTTCGTTCTGTGCTGGCGGCGGTCATCAAGCCGAGCTCCGATGCCGCGAAGCTGGCCGCTGAGTTGGGGTTGAATTTCAATGCTGCCGCAATTGAGGCGGATGGCTTCGCGGCATTTCTGCAAGATGTGGTCGACAAAACGGGCGGCAGCACTTCGGCCATGGCACGCCTTTTCGGTTCGGTCGAGGCGACCAACGCGGCGTTGTCGTTCGCAGGTGGCGCGGGCGACAGCTTCTTGCGCATCCTCGACGACATGGCGAACAAGGCGGGCGCGACTGACGAGGCTTTCAACAAGGTCGCAGGCAGCCTGAATTTCCGACTTAACCGCGCCATGGGCCAGTTG